AAGTAAACTCTTCCTGCGATCCGTAGTTCGTCGCCGGGCCGTACATCCATAGGAAATACAAATCCTGCCCAATGGCAAGGCCGTTGATGAAGTCAACAATATTGCTTATCAAATCTTGGCCGTCTGCATCGCTGTATCCCGGCAAAGCTTGAATCGTCACATTAACGTATATCTGAACAAGCGCAAGCACAAAGAATTTTATGGTGATCGGAACACCCTTTGAATCTGTGACGGTTACTTGTTCCGTTCCATACGTTCCGGTGCCCGGTGATTTCTTCGATTGAATAGCTTGTGCAATGGCGGTGATGTCCCCACCCTCGACCACGGCGGAAATGGTGTGCGGAGGAATACCGTTGGCATCAAACAAGTAACTGTCATTCTCGTACACAAGCGCTCTGCTTACGCCCGTGACATTGCTTACCGCCGCTTGGATCGCCTGCAACGGAGTCAAGGCCGGAAGCGCTGTTGATATGGCTTGACGGCGGCGTAACGTGGCATCTGTTTCAGCGGCAACGCCCGGCGTAGCGGCGGCGACGTTTGTTACGGTTTGCCACCCACGAATATTGGTGAAACGCGTAATGATGGTGTTGGGCGGCGCAGCGACCGCGCCCGGCGTTTCGCACGTAGCGGTCACGTCGATTTGCCCGGTGTCCGGTATAACCGTGTTCAGTGGCAAGTCCCATAGATTGTTGTTTGCGTCCTGTACGATTCCGGCAGGAATTGGAGTACCGGCCACGCCCACAAGATGTAGCACGGCGGTGCTGTTCGTGGCTGCTTGACGCTTAAGCCCATTGATCTTCACAAGCGCGCTCAACAAGGCACCTTGCGCGTACGTGGGACTGAAAGCGTAATAACAAATGATGCCAAGGTTGTTTAAGTCATTGATGGCCGCGCCTTCCACGCCCACCAACTGCCCATCCTGAGAATCAGACTCAAGATAAATATCGTTTCCGAAAATGCCTTGCAGTGATGCTTTAAGACTGTTGATCAAGTCTTGCAGCGGCGGCGCGGTAATGCCTGCCGAAGTAACTTGGGCAGCGAGTGACGCGAGTGGGTAAGATGGTGTGCTCATAGTTAAGTTCCGTAAGGGTGTTCGCCCCAACCACCAACGCCCCAACCACCATCCGGGCCGTTCACAGGGATTAAAGGTGACGTGACAACGCCATATATGGTATTTGCGCTGAACTTCACAGTGAGCGCGCGGCCTTTAGAATCAAATGTGCTTGTGTAAGAAATAATTTGGATTATGTTTGGAGTTCCGTTGATATCGGCCTTGATCGCCGAATCCTTAAGCAACTGTGTTTGGAATCCAAGCACGTCCGTTTCCCACGGCATGCCATCGGAAGTGTTAAGAAACCACTCCCCTTGGTGCAAAAGTAGACGCGTGCCTATTGCTTGTCCTACAGCCATTGGAACGTTGATGAAAAAATCATCTTGGCTGTGGCCAAAACTGTAATCGCCGTTTGCGTCTAGTTTGCGATATCTCACGGTGTGGGCGGCGTAACAAAACCTGCGGCAGTTACGGTGCCGGTGATCACTGCGCTTCCTGTCATCGCAATGTCACCAACAATGGTGAGATTGCCCGTTATTTCAAGCCCTTGTGGGGCAACAATGTTGATCATTCCATCCGGCGTAATTTCTATGTATGTCGTGCCGTCTACGCTTCGGAGTTGTGTTGTCTCAGTGCTTACATTTTCCAGCTTGCGGGGAAGACTTGTGGGGCCGGGTATTGCAAACCCATCTGAAAGATCGTTCATCCGCCATTCTGCCGGAAGTTGTACATCACCATTTTGCCACCAATTATCAATAGAGCGGTTGGCAAAAATAACAAGAACTTCATCGCCCGGCGTGATCGGAAAAGTAAGCGCTCCACTGCCGCCACGGGGGAAGATCACCGGCACATCAAGCAGCAACGGCATCGTTACCCATTCCTGCGTGCCGTCTGTGGCGCGTTGCTTGATCTTAATGGTGGGCTGCACTGTGCATGTTTGCTGCGTGGCGTCGTACTCTTCAATGACGCCGGGCAATGCAACCCACAGTTCCGTAAGAGCGCCTTGGATCGCCGCGCGTAGTGCTTCGTAATTGTCTGTGTTGCGCTCGCGTTGATCCATTACCCGTATGCCTTTACCGTGCCCGAAGACGGGTCAACCGCCAAGCACGTTATATCTGTTGTCCAATCGCTGCCGGTGCCGCGTGTGTCGCCTTCGTGCTCCGCAACCATCGTGCGATACAATCCAAGACCCGGAGTTACAGAAGCCGCATAAGCAATGTTTCCATAATCCGGGTAACCCTGTTGCTTAATCACCGTGGCTTGAATATCTTGGCTGTTTATTTGTAACAACGTTCCAATCTGTACAAGAGGGTTAAGCAATATCTGCAAGTTCACGCCGTTGTCTGTAGCTTCGGGCACGCTAAGAAGCCCCGTGGCCCCGGAGACAACAACCGCTTCACTCGCCAGATACCCGGTAAGTGGAATCATGACCACTTTTCCGTTTTGAATGCTCCATCGTGCGGCCATGCCGTTTGCAATGGCTCTAAACTGTGCGCGCGCCATGCCGAAAAGAACCTTGCCCCGTGGCAGGACGCCCCCGGAGTAGTCATCAAGAAAGGCTTGCGTGGCATCGTCCGTCTGCGTGCCGATCATACGCAGCGTTTCGGCAAAGCGTTCTGCATACGTAGTGCCTGCCGGTAGCGATCCATTCACCACGCCGAAGTTGTAAAGCGTGTCGCCGTCACTGCAACGAAGTTCTACGTAAGAATCAACGTTCGATTCTTTACCGAACTGAAATTGCATGATGCTTCCTTGAAATATCACCGCGAGCGCGCCGGTATACCCCGCCGAAAGCACGACGTTCGTATACTCTTTTACGATGGCAGAAACGGTTTCTTTCTTAGCGTTATAGACACGTATCACGGCGGTGTTGGGTGACTCAACATCTGCATTGCTTACGTGGAAACGTATCTTCAACTGCGAAAGATCAATCGCGGAAGATTGATTCGTCACCACAAGTTGCGCCACGCGCCCGAATTGTGCTGTGCTAGTCATTCAACACGTAAAAAAGATTTCCATCCGTACCAAGATTGTCAAACGTTGGCACCGCGTCTGTATTGCTTGCCGTTTGTACGATCAACTGCCCGGCGTTGTCACCGATACCTAAGTACCCGAAGCATTCCAACAAATCATCCCCGGTCACCAACGCAGCGCCTAACAATATCGGAACGTTGTTGCTATCGTAAAAATCAGCAATCCAACACTTACCCGCTTGGTTCCACACCACACGCATGTTGTAAGTAATTCCGTTAAGCGTGATGGTGAGAGTTTGCGGCGTATTGGCGAGCGGCATTATAAAAGCTGTGGTCATGATCCATCCCCCGCCGTAGTGTTGAATGTTGGTGCGGGTTGTAATTGTTGTTGCCCCTGCGGGACAATCGGCGAAGTTTTTTGTGGTACGGCTTGCACGCTCGGATCGCTGTTGTTTATGCCGCTCGAAATCGCTACTGTCTGTGTCGAAACGATGATAATTTCACGAAAATGTAAGCGAACTATAAGAATGTTTTCAGTGTCTTTATCGGTAGTTTCCGAAATTGTCTGAATAAGCATGTTCTTATAGACACGCTTACCGGTGTACACAGTAAACAACGTGATCGCCGTCTTAAGTGAAAGCAACTGCGCATAGATGGTGTTTAAGAAAGAAGTATCTTGCGTGTTGTTTTGCGGACTTGCCGGTGACCATACGTACACAACGCTAAGTTCAGCGGGAAGATTGTATGCATGATCGGTGACAACGGCCCCTTGCTCGATAGGGTTGTCCGTCATCACAATTGCGTCTTCGTGTTCCTCTGTAACTACAATATCCGGCGTTACTTCAAGCAAGACATCGCTTTCGCCTGCGCCGATACCGATAGGAGATGCGCTCGATAAAAGCTTTCTTACCGGGCGAACATATACTTGTGGCGTGACGGGAGTGGTTGCCATATCAGTTGCCTACCGTATCGAGCGAACCCGCCATAGTGCGCACCATCTGCCCATTAACGTTGCGCTGTTCGCGTGCAACAGCCTTGGCCGCCACATTTGGATCGCTTGTGGTGACGTGTATGTTAGTTTTCTGATTCACTTGCGGTTTGTTAAACAACTTCGATTCCGCCGTGCGCCGGGCGTCAAGCGCAGATGACCGCAAGTAAGTTCCGTCTTGCTGCTTTACTTTGTCGTACATGTGGAAGTCACGATCCACGTTTCCGAGTTTTCCCGCGTTCAAATCCTTAAGCAATGTCGAATTGGCAAATGCCTTACCGCCCACGTTGTACACAAAGTCATCAACCGCCGTAAGTTGGTTGGCGTTAAGCTTGGCCTTCACCAAATTCTTCACTTGTGCAGCGGCTTTTGCCATGTCTTGCGTAAGCATGACAAGTGCTTGCTGCCGATCTACGTGTGAAAGATGTTCGCCGGGCTGTATGAAGTGCCCGTAACCGATGGACTTGCCGCGCGCGTCCGGGTATGGAGTAGGGCTGAAACCTTCATTTTTAGCGGTGAACATGGAATCAGTAACGCCGTTTACAGCGTTAACGGCACCGCCCATAAACCCACGAATCTTGTTTGTGATGATGCGGCGGTTAGTTGCCGGGTCATCTGTAAGGCCAAGTTTCTTACGAATACCGGTGCCGTACTTGTCATTCGCTTTAGTAACGCCATAACCAAGTGCTACCCCGGCACCCACCACGGGGATAAGCTCACCCAAACTAAGCGCCGCACCTTCACCAGCGGCAGCACCGGCACCTTCCCCGGCAGCGGCCCCCGCGCCCTTACCCAATAGTTTCTTAAGAACCCATCCGGCGATCTTGCTTGCGCCAATACCTGCGACTATGGTTCCAACCTGCGTGCTTATGCCGCCCGTGGCTTCATCCAGCGGGCCAACTTTCTGCAACAATTTTTCAAATGCATCGGTGAGTTTCGTTAGTGTGGGTATGAGACGATGCGCTGATAACTCGCTTACATCATCCATGACCGCGCCAAGCTCACGGCGCTTGTTCATGAAATCGCGTGACTCGCCCGCAATCTTATCGGGGTCAACCCGATCTTGCTTCATCAATCCTATGCGGGTTTGTTCAGCGGATTGGAACTTCGCGAGCGCGCCGGGCTGCGATAGCATCGTAAGCATTTCTTCCGAAATACCGAACTGTTGTGCAAGCGCAGATGCGCGCGCATGCTGTGCCGGGCCGCCTGCTTGAAGCTTGGT